GCATCACTGCCTACTAAATTTAAGTTTGCACCACCTGATGTTGCGCTAAAGTTTTGAGTGTATGTTGTATTTGTATCCGGAACGGTATTAGTGATTGTAATAGTATCGGCATCTGTTCTAACTACGGTTATACCTGTTCCTTCAGCGAATTTAATTGTATCTGTTGTTGCATCACTGCCAACTAGATTTAAGTTTGCGCCGCCACTTACAGCACTGGCGTTTTGAGTGTATGTTGTATTTGTATCTGTTGAACTAATAGTAACCGTGTTAGCATCTGTTGAAGTAACTGTTGTTGCACCAGAACCTAAATATGCTACACTATCCGTTGAAGCGTCGCTGCCAGTCAATGTTAAATTAGCACCACCTGAAGTTGCACCACTTGCTATTGTATAAGTTGTATTTGTATCTGGAACGGTATTGGTAATCGTAATAGTGTCAGCATCTGTTCGCACTACAGTTATACCAGTTCCTTCTGCGAACTTAATTGTATCTGTTGTTGCATCACTGCCCACTAAGTTTAGATTTGCTCCGCCTGAGGCTGCACTGGCATTTTGAGTGTATGTTGTATTTGTATCAGTTGATGCTATTGTTATAGTATTGGCATCTGTTGATGTAACTGTTGTTGCTCCAGATCCCAAATATGCTACACTATCCGTTGAAGCATCACTGCCTGTTAGTGTTAGATTGGCACCACCTGAAGTTACGGCACTGGCTATAGTATAAGTTGTTCCAGCCGCAGAGTTATCTACCCAACTTAACACGCCTGCTGTAGTGCTGGCTAAAACATAGCCATTACTGGCTGCGTATGCTGTGGGTAAAGTTAAATTAATGTCAGTGCCTGTAGCACCCACATCTAAACTTGTGCTGCCACTGGTTGCTCCACCGATTGATAGTCCGTTGCGGACTCTAAAGTTTTTCGTTGTCATAGGTTCATTTTCCCCTGTTAGTCGCCCAGACTATGTCGCATAATTGTGATGTCTGTGCTGTTTAATGATAAAGGTGTGGCAAATAATCTTAAACTGCCAGTGCTGTCTGTGACCGTGAATGTAGCCAATGCCGCGTCACTGAATATTTCAGCGTATATAGTTATATAAGCATCAGCAGTAGAAGTTTTCCTAATTGCTAAAAATGCTATGCTGTGTATAGCACCAGTGACATCATCAGAGACTGTGACAAAACCTTTCATAGCCTTTCTAGTTGTGCTCATAATCTGAAGTGGTGTTGTCTGTGTAGTGTTTAAGTATTTGCCTGTTGCTTGAGTTGTAGTGGTGTTCTGCGTTAGTAAAGCATTCACATCAACGTTCCAAGTTTGTCCCGCAACACCCAAATCAATAACACCACCATTTGCTAATGTGCCATCACCAGCACCACCAATATTGATTTGTGTAGCGTTGGTAGTAAAAATATTTGCTGTTACAGCAGTGGTAGTTATATCTCCACCATTGACTTCTAAATCACCATTAACTTTAACTCTGCTTGTGCTTACTCGCATAGCCTCTTGATAACTTGCTCCATCATTAATACTTGTTGCTAAAAGAAAATCAGGAGTAGTGGCACTATATTGTGCGTGAAGTATGGCAAATTCTGTGGCTGGTTGGCTGTTGCTATCTACTTCAAATCTAACACCACTGCCATCACCTGTGGTAAATGGAGTAGCACCATAATTCTTACTTAAAACTATGTTACTATTGCTGCCAGCATTACTGGCTATATATTGGAAATTGGGTCTATTGTTGGCAATGGTAGTAGCCACTGTGCTACTATTGACAAATTGACTGCCATCGTAATAAAATAAATTACCTCGACCTGGGCTGGTAATAGTCACATCACTTAAATCATTTAATGACATAGCACCACCAGTGCCTGGGCTTGTAATAGTTATTGTATTAGCATCTGTTCTTGTGACAATGGTGCCACCACCACTGGCAAACTTTACGCTGTCAGTGGTAGCATCACTGCCAACCAATGTAAGATTAGCACCGCCAGTAGCGGTGTCTGCTTGTATGTTATAGTTGGTATCTAAACTACCGACATCAGCAAAACTTAAATTACCAGCACCATCAGTTATCAATACTTGATTGGCTGTGCCATCTGCCACAGGAAAATCATAGTTAGCAGTTGCAAGTTGATTGTTGATTGTTGTTGTGCCACTGCCACTGCCAATACTCATTGATGTAGCGGCATTACCAAATAAAATACTTGTTGCGTTTGCAGGTAATAAACTAAAACTGCTACAGTTGGTTAAAATAGCACAGCCATTAACTGTTAGTGTGCCACGGACAATTAAATTACCTGAACTATCTGGAATGGCTGTGCCAGCCTCACCATACAAACTGGTTGAGTTGCTTGAACTAGAGTTTTGTGTGCTTGTTGAGCCGTATAAACTTGAACTACTTGTCATGTGCGATCCTTACTTAATATTGTATTGGCGATACTGTCGGGGTTGCCAAACACTGGTTAGTCGTGTATGTCCGCCACTCCATTTACCTAGATTGTTTTGGTCATTGACAATGTTCCAAGCATTGTCATACTTTTGTGCATATACTGTGGCGTCATCAGTGTTATGTCGTTTGATGTAGTATTCACGTAGTGTAGCATACACATAACCTTCAGGCCATGTTTGTAGCACAGCGTTGTTTTGAACTAATAAGCCAGTTTGTGTAATACCTGTAACCGTGCCACCTGTGGGACTTGGAGCACCTGTAGTAGTGGCTGTAATGGTTGTTGAATTTACAATACTGGTAACAACTGTTGTGCCACCACCAAACGAGCCTGTGCCGTCTGTGGCGTAGATTTCATCGCCTACTTCTAAGTCACCAACGCCGGTCATACCTGACACACCAAACAACCAAGGACCTGAACCTGAGATTGGGTTTACACTACCTGTAGTTGAAATAACTTCATCTGTAACAGGAGCAAACAACAAAGGCCATGCTTTGTAGTAGTATAAATTGATTAAATCGCCTTCGGCAATATAGGGTAAGAATTGATAGTTGTTGTAAACTTCACTGAACTTACCACGGATAACTGCGGGCACGTTCACTGGTTGTAGGTATAACTGTGCAATCATGCCCTGTGTGATAATATCTCTGTCACCAATACGGTCATAGACAATCCATGGACCTGTTTGACTGCTTTGATTACCAGTTGTGCTAAACACCAATGTGCCACTTACTGCGCCTGAATTGGCAACACTTAATGTAATAGTGCTACCTGATCCACCATTGCCACCAATGTTAGTAATTGTTGCATTTGATCCAACACCAGTTCCTGTTACCAGCATATTATTTTGTAAAGCCTGTCCTGGTGTGCTGGTAAGCAAGATTGTAAATTGACTTATTGTGCCTGTTGCTGTAGCAGTGGTTGTAACTTGGGAACCTTGTTTGAAAAACAAGATTGGTTTGTTCATATCACCTGGAATAGGAACACGACCATAGGCATCAGCAATGCCAATGTTTTCTGCGGCATATGGATCACTGCGTAGTGCTGGTAATTCAATGTTTCTCATTGACATTTCTGCCATAAAGATACATTGTTTTATTTCAGCGTCGTTGGTTGAGCCGGTAAAATCTTTAATAAATTCTACTAAATCGTCGGCTGTGGGTATTGTAAACATTATATGTTTCCTCTAAAATATTTTAACCTGTTCTCTGCGGATAACTCACTGCAACTGGGATAGGTAACTTCCCACCGGGGTAACAAATATATTCCGGATATTCTTGCTGAACAACTCTATAAAATTGAGCCTTCATAGTTCTATCTGTTTTGACAGCATTCCAAGGAATACCACCAAAGTATTGATCACTGATGCGAATGCTGATAACTGTGGGCAGTTCCATCCATTTGTAAGTTAAATTACCATCATCACCAATTGGGGCTAATGGATCAGGAACACCTGCTTCTGCGGCATGTCTATAATTTTTAACACGAAGTTTAACTTCTTCAGTGTTTTGTTGTTCACGGGTAATAAAGAACTTACCATCTTTGCGTCCAGTAGTAACTTTGATGTTGTTACCTCGGTTCCATGATGTGCGTTCCCAATCACCTTTCATTGACTTATACAAGTCGTCATTTTGTAATAACTTGTCTGCAAGTCCATTGTGATTAGTAATCATACCACCGTTGTCTTGGCGGTAATAATTTAAATCTTTACTAGGATCAGTGTCATCCAAGTATTCGGGTCTATTAATATCGTTCATAGTATTATTTAGCGTTTTAATAGTCAATGAAAAAGGACCGTGAGGTCCTTTTCCTATTACTTTAATCCAGTTAAGAATTAAGTAACGTCGCCTGCACCAAAGTTTACACGACTTACCAATGCCGCTGGGCGAACACCTGGTAAACTTGCTTGTGCGGTTGTGCCTGCTGTGATGTTATTTAACATTCCAACGCCAGCCGGATTTCTTACGATCAAGCAACCTTCCATAATAAACTGATCCAATGACGCATCTGCGTTACTGAACACTTCATTATTGGGACCTAGGTCACGCAATGCGCCCCACTGAACAACATCTTCGTTTAAGAAGTAAATGCTGTTAGGAGTTACGGTGTCCATGATCCAAGAATCAAAGATTTCGTAAGTGTAGTTGAAGTCACCTTCATAAGTTTGAATAGTGTCACCACGTGCTGAATCAACACGGTTGATACCTCTTGACTGTGGCATGTTGTCGCTTAGACTTGTGAGTAGTGAAGTAGGTGCAACTACTGTGCGGATTTTAGCGTTGTAACGCTGTTCAGCAACTGTTACCAATTGCTTATACAATGCAGGGCTAAAGAACTGGTTAGTAAATGTGCCGCTGTAGTAGTATG